ATTACATCTTTATGATTTTGGTATATTTATAGAATTACAACCAGATGAAGAAGAAAAGCAAATGTTAGAGAATAACATTCAAATGGCGCTACAACAAAAAAATATAGAACTTGAAGACGCTATTGATGTTAGAGAGATTAAAAATATTAAACTTGCTAATCAAGTATTAAAAATACGTAGAAAGAAAAAAGAAGAAAGAGATAGGCAATTACAATTAGAAAATATTCAAGCACAAACAGAATCTAACACACAAGCTGCTCAAGCTGCTGCTCAGGTGGAAATGCAAAAAAATCAAGCTAAAACTCAAGCTGAAGGTCAGTTAGAACAAATGAAAGCGCAAATAGAATCTCAAAAAATGCAACAAGAAGTTATGCATAAAAAAGAATTAATGGCGCTAGAATTCCAATACAACATGCAACTTAAAGGAATTGAGGTTGATGGTGTGAAAGAAAGAGAGAAACAAAAAGAAGATCGTAAAGACGAGAGAACAAAAATACAAGCAACACAACAATCAGAGATGATTGAACAAAGAAATAGTGGAAAACCACCTAAAAACTTTGAGTCAGCAGGTAATGATACCTTAGGTGGTGGATTTGATTTAGGTGCATTTGACCCTAGATAAACTTTTTATTAATTATTATTATATTATATTATGGCAAAAAAGAAAACAGAGGTAGTAGAAGAGACTATCGAACAACCAAAAGTAGACGATACAGTCGAAAAAATTAAAGTAAAGAAAAAACCAACAGTGAAAAAGATTAGTCAAGACGACGAACCTATCAAAGTTGATTTAAGTAAACCTCCTAAAACAGAGGAAAATGAACAGTCAGTTGATAACACAGAAACCGAGAATGTTCAAGAAAAAGTTGTTGAAGAAACAACTGATAAAGAAGAGGATATTGACAAATCTACAAAAGAAGATGTTGAAACACCTGTTTTAGAGGAAATTACAGATGAAGAAGTAGAGGAAACAGTTGAAGAATTAGAAGAGCAAGTTGAAGAAGCTGTTGCTGAAGCTGAAGCTACTGGAAAACCAATCCCTGAAAACATCCAAAAACTAATGGATTTCATGGAAGAAACCGGTGGAGATTTAAATGATTATGTTAAACTTAATCAAGATTATAGTAAGTTAGAAGATAACGATTTATTATATGAATATTATAAACAAACAAAACCTCATTTAAACACAGAAGAAATTAACTTCCTTATGGAAGACACGTTCTCTTATGACGAAGATATGGACGAAGAAAGAGATATACGTAGAAAGAAATTAGCGTTAAAAGAGCAAGTTGCCAACGCTAAAGCCCATCTGGACGGGCAAAAGTCCAAATACTATGAAGATATCAAAGCTGGGTCAAAGTTGACTCAAGAACAACAAAAAGCAATTGATTTCTTTGATAGATACAACAAGGAGTCAGAGGTAACTCAAAAAGCAGCAAAAACAAATTCTGATATTTTTACGCAAAAAACTGAAAAAGTTTTTAACGACAAGTTCAAAGGTTTTGAATATAACGTCGGTGATAAAAGATACAGGTTTAATGTAAATAATGCTGAAGAGGTTAAAAACACCCAAAGTGATTTAAACAATTTTACCAAAAAGTTTTTGGATAAAAAAATGGGTTTAAAGGATGCTAAGGGTTATCATAAATCTCTATTTACAGCGATGAATGCAGATGCTGTTGCTAGTCACTTTTATGAACAAGGAAAAGCAGATGCTATGAAAAATAGTGTTGCTAAAGCCAAAAACGTGAATATGGATCCAAGACAAAGTCATGGAACTATTGAAGCTGGCGGTGTTAAAGTAAGAGTGTTAGGTGAAGATTCCAATGATTTTAAGTACAAAATTCAAGGCAATAAGCTAAGAATAAAAAACAAAAAGTAAATTAACAATTTAAAATTATAAAAAATGGCAATTACAAATGGAACTAATTTGAATAACACGCCAGCTTCACAGAAGCAGACGTTAAAAACAAATTACATAGATTTCCGTGACGGTTCAACCGGATGGGAACAACAATATCTGCCTGATTTGATGGAAAAAGAAGCTGAGGTTTTTGGAAACAGAACAGTCTCAGGGTTCTTAGAACAAGTCGGTGCAGAAGAGGCTATGTCCTCAGACCAAGTTATTTGGTCAGAACAAGGTAGATTACACATCGCGTGTATAGGTTCGTTAGTAACAAATACAAATATTTTTACAGTAGTTAGTGATTCTGATGGAAATGTGTCAGGTGATGGTTATGCTATCGCTAATCATGGTATGAGACTATATGATGTATGTTTAGTAGCTAACGCTGGTTGGTCAGGTACTGGTCAAGTAGTATTAGTTAATGATGAAGCTGTTACTATTGTACCTTACGCTGAAGAAACTTGGGCTGATTCCCCATTTCACGGATCAAGTGCTACTCTAGCAAATACACAAGTTGTAGTTATTGGTTCTGATTGGGAAAAAGGTTCAACTGGATTAGGTGGTATGACACCAGCTAACTCTTCGGCAAAAGCAGTAAAACCAACTCACACTTCTCAACGAAACAAACCAATCATTATGAAAGATTACTATGAGATCTCTGGATCTGATGCTTCTCAAATTGGTTGGGTTGAAATTACAGGTGAAGATGGACAAAATGGTTACTTGTGGTATTTAAAAGCCGCTGGTGATGTTAATCAACGTTTCAACGACTACGTGGAAATGATGTGTATTGAAGCTGAGAATGTTAACGCTGAATCTCATATTATCGATGCAGGTGAAACTGACGATGCTGCTTATTACTCGTCTGGTCGTACTCCTGGTGGTTCTGAAGGATTATTCGCAGCTATCGAAAGTAGAGGTAATGTAACTTCAGGTGTAACTGGTGTTAATGCAGCTACTGATTTAGCAGAATTCGACGCTATCTTAGCAGAATTTGATACGCAAGGTTCTATTGAAGAAAACATGATGTTCGTAAACAGAGCTACTTCGTTAGCTGTTGATGATATGTTAGCTTCAATGAATTCTTACGGGGCTGGCGGTACTTCTTACGGAGTATTTAACAACTCAGAAGATATGGCACTTAATTTAGGTTTCTCTGGTTTCAGACGTGGGTCTTATGACTTCTACAAAACCGACTGGAAATACTTAAACGATAATGCTACTAGAGGTGGTATTAATACCGCTGCTACTTCTGACGCGGTTCGTGGAGTGCTTATTCCAGCAGGTGTATCTTCAGTTTATGATCAAACCTTAGGAAAGAATCTTAAACGTCCTTTCTTACATGTTCGTTATAGGGCTTCTGCGACAGAAAGTAGAAAGATGAAAACTTGGACCACTGGTTCGGTTGGCGCTACTACTTCTGATTTAGACGCAATGCAAATGCATTTCTTATCTGAAAGATGTTTAGTTACTCAAGGTGCTAACAACTTCATGTTAATGAAGTAAGCAATTTTTAAAAGAGGGTGGAGCTTAGTCTCCACTCCCTTTTATTTTTATTAATTTTATTATATATTATATTATGGCAAAAAAACAAGAAACAAAAACAGAAGTGGAACCAACTCCACAGGTTGTAAAACAACAGAAAGTTGAAACACCGGTTATGGAAACTCCAAAACCAAAAAGAGTTAAATCAACATCAACTAATCCAGAAGATGGTTGGGAAATAAAAAACAGAACTTATTTTATAAAAGGTAAAGCTAAAAGGTCGTTATCAAGATCTATAAAAAGTTCTGGTATTTACTATTTTGATGAAGAGAAGGGGTATGAAAGAGAGTTAAAGTATTGTGAAAACCAGCAAACTTGTTTTGTTGATGAGATGCAAGGAGATCAAAGATTATCACATATTATTTTTAGAAGAGGAACACTACACGTTACTAGGGAAAAACAAACTTTACAAAAATTATTATCTTTATATCATCCCGGTAGAAAACAAACGTATACAGAGTATAACCCTCAAATCGAAGCTCAAAGTGAAGTAGAAATTATAGAATTAGAGATTGCAGCTTTAACTGCTGCCCAATCATTAGATATTGATATGGCTGAAGCAGTGTTACGTGTAGAGAAAGGTTCTGAAGTGTCTACGATGAGTTCTAGGGAGCTTAGAAGAGATTTATTAGTATATGCTAAGAAGAATCCTAAGTTATTCTTAGAATTAGTAACAGATGAAAACGTACAACTTAGAAACTTTGGTATTAAAGCAACTGAAATGGGGATATTAAAATTATCGCCAGATCAAAGAACGTTCAGCTGGGGTAGTAATGACAGGAAGTTGATGAACGTCCCATTTGACGAACATCCTTATTCAGCTTTAGCCGCTTGGTTTAAAACTGATGAAGGAATGGAGATTTATTCCAATATAGAAAAACGATTAAATTCGTAATCAACTTGTAGTAAGCGATCGCCCTACGGGGTGATTGCAAAACTACATAAAACAAATTGTATGGAATTAAACAAATCTAAAGGATTAGGTGATACAATTGAAAAAATAACAAAAGCAACTGGAATATGGAAGGTTGTAGATAGAGTGAGTAAAGTAACTAAGAAAGATTGTGGTTGCGATAAAAGAAAAGAAACTTTAAATAGATTATTTAAATATTTCAATAAATAAAAAATTATGTCAGTAAGTATAGATAGAGTATATCAAAAAGTTTTAACATTTGCTAATAAGGAGCAGAGAGGTTATATAACACCTCAGGAGTTTAACTTATTTGCTAATCAAGCTCAAATGGAAATATTTGAACAATACTTTTATGATATAAATCAATGGGGTAGACAACCTGGTAATGCCCACGAATACTCTGATCCATTATCTAATCTAGAAGATAAAATATCTCTTTTTGAAAGAATAGCGACAACAGATAATATAACTGTTTTAAATAAATGGGGAGATATTAATTTGAAAGAAGATTTACCAGATTTATATAGATTAGGTAATATTAGAATTAAATATCCAGGACAGGGATATGTTGAAGCTGAAGAGATGAGATCTAGAAGTGAATTTTTCCGCTATAACTCTAGTCCACTTGCTAAACAGAACCGAAAAAGACCTGTATACCATAGATCCATTTCACCAAGAGGACAAGATAGAATAAAAATATATCCATACCCGGTTGATGATGATGGAAGTGATTTTGATTTATCAGTGAAGAATAGGGATCCGAATATAAACAGTGTTATGGTTACTGGCAGAGAGCATAGTTCAGATGGTCAACTTCCAAATAATCCGCATGGTAAATATGGACTATTTAATGCTGAAGAAATGTATGCTTTTTTAGGTAAAGAGTATGAGCATCAAGAAATAATTACAGCTAGAGTTCTTCGGATTGTAAATGGTGAGGAAGTAAAAATTTACGAAGGGGAAATTTGGTTAATAGATCCAAACATGCCAGGTATGTTAATTACGGATCCTGATGGTGAGACTGGTGCCGCTAGAAGACATCCACTAATAAGAGAAGAATTTCCACCTGGTACAGAATACAGATGGATATCTCATCCTCATGGATTTCATCCTGACGCTACTTGCCACGCTTGCCCGGGTGATTGGGAAATTGGAGATGAAATAATTCCACTATCAAATATATATTTACACGACAAAAGAAACGTTCAAGTTGACTATATTCGTAAACCAAAAACTCCAAATTGGGGTTATGTAGTTGTAAACGATAAACCGCTTTACAACTCAACTACTTCAACTGATTTTGAATTACATTTATCAGAAGAATCTGAATTAGTATATAGAA